ATCGATCCCGCCGCATTGGAAACGATGATGAGTGCGACGAATGATATCCGCTATGCATTCATCGCGACCATGCGCGACTTTGCTTCATCAAAGCGTGAGGCGGCTGCGATGAAGCGCGATGAGTTGGAGCCTGCGTCAGCGTTCGTCATTCGTGGCCACATTGAGCGGCTATTTGCGGCGGCAGGCGCTCTCATTATCGACATGCGGCTTCTGGAAGCGCAGGCAGTCCTCGCTTCGATTGACATGGTGGTCGAGCTTACGCGCGACGACGACCTCCGGGACGAGTTGGCGAGCCGCCTCACGCTTTACGAGCAACAGGTGACGGAGATGCGCCTGTCGCTTGGCACCCTGCCGCCGCCTGACCTGCAATACATCCGCGAGATAGCGCGACGGTCGCGCATCGCAAGCGAAAAGGGGTCGCGCGATGGGAGGTGACAGAAACAGGCTCTATGCGAAGCTGCATATCGCGAAGAAGCAGATCGGGCTTGACGATGATGCGTGGCGCGATCTCGTTGAGCGCATCACAGCCAGTCGCTCGCTTAAAGCCGCGACCGACGATCAGCTCGTTGCCTTAGTCGAAGAGTGCCGCCGCATCGGCTTCAAGCCGTCATACCGACCAGACGGTATCAAGCGTTTTCGGCTGGCGGGCGGCAAAGAGCACCGGAAGGCCCGCGCGCTCTGGCTCTCGCTTTATCACCTTGGCGTCATCGACAATCCGGCCGAGCAAGCCCTGACGGCGTTCGCCCGCCGCGTAACAGGCGGCGATGCCTATGCCGGAATTGACGCGCTTGAATGGGTGCGCGGCGATGACATCAATCGCGTCATCGAGGCGCTGAAAGATTGGGCCGCCCGCGAGGGTGGCGTAAACTGGAAACCGCTCTCGCGCTCGTCTCGGGTTGACCCTCGGGAACGGGTCATCGTGGCGCAAATCAGAAAATTGGAAGCGCGCGGCGTCGTCGTTGAGGGCGTGTTCATTCCTGCCACCGCCGCGGAGCAAGACCGGTTGATCGCCGATCTTGGGGCGAGGCTGCGCGCGGGGGGGAGAAAAGATGAACAGTCGTGAAAATTCTGCGAGCGCGGGCGACGAAGCCGGGCTCATTGAGTTGTTGCCGCCTTCCGCGCAGGAACTGGTGGAAGTGATCGGCCTGCCTGCCGTCTTGCGGCTTGTCGAGGCGGCGGGCGGCACCATGATCTATATACCGCAAAAGCCGGATGACACATCGCGGCTTGCGCTCGCGATGGGCTTGACGGCATATCACATTTTCATTCGGCACTATGGAGGCGCGCATTTCGCAGTTCCGACTTTTGCGGCGGCGCGACAGAAAAGCCATTTGATTGCGCGGGCCGCAGGAACGTCGAATGAAGTGGCTGCGAAATACGGCGTGACCGAGCGATGGGTCAGGATGATCCGCCAGCGCCTCCGCTCGACGGAGAAAGACACGCGCCAGATCGACATGTTCGAATAGGCGGAACTGCTTCCAGCGGATTGCACCATGCGGGCGGCAGATGCTGCCCGCATGACGATAAACATCAAACATCTTCGCGATCATGTGATCGTTCCGGCGCTTCAGTATGTAGCGCCCGCCGCCAAGGGCTTTTATTCGCCTCAAGCCGTGATGCTGCTGCTCGGCACTATGGCGGTGGAAAGCGCAGGCCAGCATCTGGTCCAGCTTGGCGGCCCCGCCAAGGGGCTCTGGCAAATCGAGCCAGCGACCTGCGACGATATCTTCGGCAACTACCTTGCCCATCGTCGTGATCTGAATCGCCGCATCGAGGGCTTGCTGACGTGCCGCCCGCTCCATGAGCAGCTTGTAACCAATCTGGCCTTCAGCGCCGTCATGGCGCGCCTGGTCTATTACCGCCGCCCCGATGCGCTGCCCGCCGCGTCTGATATCCCGGCGCAGGCTGCGCTCTGGAAGCGCGTTTACAACACGCCGCTCGGCAAAGGCACTCCCGGAAAATACATCGCGGCCATGCGGCTGCATATCACGCCAGCACTGGAGGGTTAACATGCTGCGCCACTTCCTGCGGCCCGACATCGGGCTTTTCGCTTATCTGACATTCACGCTTCTGGCGTTTCTTTTTGCCTGCGCCGCTCCGGCCTTCGCCGCCGAGTCGGTGATTGCCGCCACTACGGTAGACCTGACGCCTCTTGCACTCATTCTGCTCGGCTTCGCGCTGACAGCCGTGGGTGTCGGCCTGCGCTTCCTTTTCCGCGCAGGCGTCGATTACTTCGAACGCAAGCTCGACGTGACGGTCGATGCGGATACGCGCGCCTATCTGGATAAGGCGCTCGACAACGCGATCTCTTACGGGTCATCCACCTTGACGCGCGCGGTCGAAAACAAGTCGATTGAGCTTGATGTCAAAAATGAAGTTGTCGCGCGGGCAGCGCAATATGCGCTCGATCGAGTGCCCGATGCTCTCGACTATTTCAGCATCAATGAAGAAGCACTGAAAGCGATGCTTACCGCGCGCCTTGAGAAACGGCTTGACGGGATGACGGCTGGCTGATGTGGCGAAGTTCCTCGCAGCATTTCTTGCATGGCTGGCCCGGCTTCTTGCCGGGCCGGTCGTCGCTCGTGAAATGGGTCGCAGTGATGAAGCGGCGAAACGGAGCGAGGCCGAGCTTGCAGCGCTCGATGAACAGGCGCGCATCGCGGCCTCTCGCGGCGCTGATCGCGATGAGCTGCTTGAGCGCATGCGGCACAGCGATTTTTGAACCGCCGCGCGCCGCGCCGCTGCGCGCATGTCCGGTCTGGCCCGTTGCCGGGCCGGTCGTCGCGGACGAATTGGAACGACTTCCTGCGGCTGATTATCCGGCGATGTGGGAATGGTTGTCTCGGCTGGAGAAGCTGAAGCGGCAATTGGAGGTGGGGCGTGACTGACATTTACGACGACGCGCAGGCGCTTGAGCAGGCAGAGCGCGACCGCCTGCTTGCTGCGCGCGTCCGCTTTGACGATGCAGCGCTGCCACCCGCCGACCGAGATTGCGACAAGTGCGAGCTGCCGATTGATACGGCGCGCCTCGCGGCCTTGCCGGGTGCGGTCACCTGCATTGACTGCGCCGAAGCGGCAGAAAGAGCAGCGAGGTTGTCGCGTTGAACAAGTTCATGGAGTACTGGCCCGCGCTCGCATTTGGGTTCAACTTTCTTTTGGGGTGGCTCATCTTGACGGCAAAGAAGCATTTCGCGAGCAAGGAGGATGTGGCGCTGCTGGAGCGGCGCGTGGACAAGGTGGAAGCGGCGTTCGAACAGCTTCCAAAGCGCGACGACATTACCGGCCTGCGTGTGGCGCTGGCCGAGGTGAACGGAACCATCCTCGAAACGCGATCCGACATGCGCGGCCTGCGTAGTCTGGTCGAGCGGACCGAAAACGCCGTCACCCGCCACGAGCAAATCTTTTCCGACGCGGCAAGGAGATTGAAATGATGGAGGAAGCCGCCCAGGCATGGACGCAGCATTTGCGGCTCGCCGTTCTGCGCGCGCTGCTCGACCTGCCGGAAATGACAGGCCACGAAAGCCTGATTGTGGACGAGGTCAACGCCGTCGCCATCATGGCCGACCGCGATCAGGTGCGCGGCGCTATGAGCTGGCTTCACGATCAGCAGCTTGTTGCCTGCGAGGTCCGTCGCGGCGCGATGTGCGCCACGCTGACGGATGCGGGTGAAAGTGTCGCTCTCGGCAAGCGGACATATCCCGGCGTTAAACGCCCGTCGCGCGCACTCGTCGCCGCCGCGCGGCTCGCCGTGGAGAGGTTGAAGTAATGGCTCATCCTCCCGAGACCCGCGCAAAGCTCCGCGCGCTTTATGTGCATGATCGCCTTCCGCTCGAAACCGCCGCCGAGCGGATTGGCATTTCCTACGCCACGGCACGCCGCTGGAAAGCGGATGCCGAGAATGATGGTGACGATTGGGAACGTGGCCGCTCCGCCGCGCGGCTTGCGGGTGACGGCATCCGCAATGTCGCCACGCTGCTTCTGGACGACTACCTCTTGCTGCACCAGTCCACCATTGAGGCGGTGAAGGACGCAACGGAGCTTGCGCCGCTCTCCAAGGCCGAGGCCCTGTCACGGCTGGCCGATGCGTTCACCAAAACCATGAGTGCGGTGGCGAAGGCGGCACCGGAGCTTAACCGCCTCGCTATCGCTACCGATGTGATCCAGCGGCTTGCAGAATATACCGAAGCCGACTTCCCGCAGCACATCGCGGCGATCCTCGAAATCATCGAACCATTCGCCGCTGATCTTGCCAAGGAGTTTGGTTGATGGCGGGCGAGATACAAACAAGGCGGCGGAAGCATACAAACAAGGTGAGCCGGAAGGAGTTCCGCGAGCAGATTGCGGCGCTCGCCGACAGCTTGCGCCTCAAGATTGAAGCGGAAGTTACCGGCCTCGATGACGCGCCCGCCGCCATTGCGGAGCGCCGCGCGGCCGCGCTTGCCGATTATGGCTTCGAGTTTTTCTGCCGAACCTATTTTCCGCACTACATCAAGGGCACCACGGCCTCGGGCCTCCACCGCTACCTCTACAAGCGCTTGCCGGAAATCCTGCTGGACCCGGAAGGCCAGAGTGACGCGATTGCCGCGCCGCGCGGCGAAGCGAAGTCCACCCTTTGCAGCCAGCTATTTCCGCTCTGGTGTATTGCGAAAGGCGCGAAGCATTACATCCTGCTTCTTATGGACTCCTTCCCGCAGGCGGCGGAAATGCTCGAGGCCATCAAGGTGGAGCTTGAGGCCAATCCGCGCCTCAAACTCGACTTCCCGGAGATCTGTGGGCAGGGCCGCGTCTGGAAGGAAGGCGTCTGCATCACCGTGACCGGAGTGAAGCTCGAAGGCTTCGGCAATGGCAAGCGCCTTCGCGGTCGCCGCCACGGCCCGCACCGCCCGGGCCTCACCATTCTTGACGACATCGAGAATGACGAAAACGTCATGCAGCCAGCGCAGCGCGACAAGACGGAGAATTGGGTGGACAAGGCGGTCGCCAACGTAGGCCCGCCTGACGGCTCGATGGATCAAATCTATATCGGCACGATCCTGCATTACGACAGCGTGCTCTCCCGCAAGCTTCGCAACCCGCTCTGGAAGTCCATCAAGCTCGCATCCGTGATCCGCTGGCCAGACGACATGGCCATGTGGGAGCGCTGGGAAGAAATCCTGCGCAACGACAGCCGCGCCGCTGCGATGGAGTTTTACGCGGCGAACGAGGCGGAAATGAATGCAGGCGCGGAGGTGAGCTGGCCGGAAGTAAGGCCGCTCATCTCGCTCATGTTGCTGCGAGTGAAGATCGGCGCGGCGGCGTTCGATCAGGAACAGCAGAATGATCCCGTCTCGAGCGAGGATGCGCTTTTCGGCAATGTGACCTTTTGGGTTGAACGCCTGTCGGACTGGGTGTTTTACGGTGCGTGCGACCCGTCGCTCGGCAAGAACAACAAGGGTCGCGACCCTTCAGCCATTCTGGTTGGCGGCATCAATCGCGAGACTGGTGTTCTCGACGTGGTTGAAGCGAGCATTCGCCGCCGCCTTCCGAATGTCATCATTGCCGACATCATCAAGCTTCAGGAAGAGTATCGCTGCATCCGCTGGGCTATCGAGGCGGTGCAGTTTCAGGAGTTTTTCCGCACCCAGCTTGTCGCGCAATCGGCTGCGCTCGGCGTGGCGGTGCCCGCGCTGCCGGTGATCCCGAAAACAGACAAGGCTCTGCGCATCGAAAGCATTCAGCCGCATGTCTACAACGCGCTGATCCGGTGTCATCCGAGCCAGACCACTTTGCTGGCGCAGATGCGTCACTATCCGCTTGTCGATCACGATGACGGCCTCGACGCACTCGAAATGCTCTGGGCGATTGCAGCTACCGGCAAGCCTTCCTTCGGCGTCACACAGTCCGGCTCGCAGAAGCCGGAGGCGCAACGGCGCGGCATGTATCGGCGCGGCGGCGCGAGCCGTCGCGGGCTTTTCAGATAGGAGGCGGATATGGGCTTGCGCCATATCGTAGCGACGCGACAGAACTTTCGTGAGGCGGTCGGCAGAAGCGAGCCGGGCTATCGCAAGCTCGGCGAGAAGAAGCATGACCTGAAGTCCATAGACCAGAAGCGGATGCTGGAGCTTGCCGCGCAGCTTTGGGAACGGTCGGGCCTTGCAAAGCAGCTCATCGAGTTGCCGGTCGCTTTCCTGCTCGGCGAGGGCGTGCTGCTGACTGCCGAGGACGCAGAGGCGCAGGAGTGGCTAGATGAGTTCTGGTTCGATCCGATCAACCGCCTCGACCTCAACCTGCAATCGCATCTGCGCGAGCTGTCACTTTTCGGCGAGCTGATCCTGCCGGTCTTCCGCAACGAGGTTACCGGCACGGTGCGTCTCGGCAAGATCGACCCGGCAGAGATTGATGCGATCATCACCGACCCTGACAACGCAGCCGTGCCTATCGGTATCCGCATCCGCAAGGCTGCGGGCAAGGCGGAAGACTTTCGGATCATCTACAACGGCACGGATGAAGAGCTTTTTGCGGAGCCTGCCCGTGAGCTTCGCGCCGAGATGGCATCAGAATGTTTTTTCTGGCGCATCAACAATCTTTCGACCGGCACACGCGGTCGCAGCGATATCCTTTATGCGATCGACATGGCCGACAGCTACGAAGAACTGGTTTTCGGCGAGCTGGATGGCGCGCAGGCGAAGCGTGCGGTCGTCTGGGATGTCGAGCTGAAGAACGCGACCGACGAAGAGATCGCGGCGAAGGCGAAAGAAATCCAGCCACCCGGCCCGAACTATCTTCGCCTGCATAATGAAGGCGAAGTCTGGAACGTGCACACGCCGGACCTGAAGGCAGGCGATGCGGACACTATCGCGCGGCTCGCTCGCAATCACATCCTTTCCGGCTCGGCGGTGCCGGAACATTGGTTCGGCGGCGGCGGTGACGTGAACCTTGCGACCGCTTCCTCGATGGGCGAGCCGACCTACAAGATATTCAGTCAGCGTCAGCGGCTGATAAAGGCGATGCTTGAGGCGATTGGCACTTATGTCATCCGCTCGCGGCTGCGTGCTTACGGCTTGCTGGCGATGATCTCCGAGCGCGGCTTTGAGACGACAGCCACCTTCCCGGAACTGACGGCCCGCGACATCGCCAGATATGCGACCGCATTCCAGCAAGTCGTCGTGAGTGTGACGCAGGCTCTGACGGCGGGCGTCATGTCGGAAGCCACCGCCGTGGAAATGCTCACCATGATGGCCGCCCTTATGGGCCTAGAGGTGGACCCGGTGGCCGAGCTGCAGCAGGCCCGCGCAGAAGCCGCCGCGCGCCGCGAGCGCGATGCCTTCGCGCTGCCTATGCCCCAACCTGACCTCTCCGCGTTCACGCAACCCACGCCGCAGGCGGACCCGGTCACCCGCGATGGATGACGCGGAGAAGCAAAAGCGGTTTGCCGCCGCCCGCGCGGAGCGGCTGAAGGAAGATGTCAGACTTCAGCGGGCCGCCTCGGCAGAGGTGCGCGAAGAGCTGATCCGCGCGCAAAAGAACATCATCGAGATATTGTCCGGCGCGCCGAGCGACTTTCGGAAATGGCAACTCGGCGCTTTACAAGAAAGCGTTAAACGGGCGCTGGACGAGCTGACAGTTGCGGCCAATGCGCCGGTCCAGTCCGGCCTCGGCACGGCATGGCAAGCGGGCCAAGCTCTTATAGATGCACCGCTCGCCGCCGCCAGCATCGACCTATCCGCGCATCTTATGGACATCGACACACGACGCCTTCTCGCCATGCGTAACTTCTCGCTGGATCGTATCCGCGACGTGTCTTCCGAGCTTCAGCGGAAGATCGGCAGCGAGCTGGCGCAGGCGGCCATCGGCACTCAAACGCCCTTTGAAGCGGCGCAGCGCATCGCGGAGAAGCTGGATGGCGGCCTCAAGCGGTCGCTGACAATCACGCGTCATCAACTCGGCACGGCCTTCGCGAGCGCCGCGCAGGAGCGGCAGGCGCAGGCGGTCGAGATCGTGCCGGGCCTGCAGAAGCAATGGCGGCGGTCTGGCAAGACGCATAGCCGCATCGAGCACGACCTGATTGACGGCCAGATAAGAGACGTGGACAAGCCCTTCCGGCTTGGCAATGGCGTCGAGCTGATGCACCCGCGCGACCCCGCCGCGCCTGTGGGTGAGACGATTAATTGCGGCTGCTCCTCCATCCCGTATATGGCTCACTGGAAAATGACGACGCCCGCCCGCCTTCAGTTTAGCCAGGACGAGTTGAACCAGAATCCGACCAAGCGGATGATCCGCGATGCGCTGGAGGGTTGACGCCGCCGGACGACTTTTTCCGGCATCTGGCGCTTTTTCCTGAAAACCGCCACAGCGGCCCACAGGCGCGCGATCCGCGCTTTCAGGGCCACTGACCCCCGCCACCCCCCTCGCGCGCGCACAACCCCCGTTTAACGGTGTTTAACACCCCGCTCCCCGCCGCCGCGCCCGCGTGGGGCGTTCCGCGCTCCTGATTTTCACATGATCTGCTCGCCGGAAGGGCTTCCAGCGGAATGAGGCGGCACGACCCGCAATGGTCGGGGCTGGCACTCAATCGCAACCGTTCTGCTGGAGCTAAGCAAGGTGAGCAACGCACAGAAAAAGCCCTCTGACAACCCTGTCGAGGCAAATGCCGAAGTCGAGGCCCTGAAGAAGAGCCTTGCCGCCGAACAGGCGGAAAAAGCCAATCTGGCCGCCGAGGTCGAAACCCTGAAGGCGCGCCTGAAAGATGCGGAGGCGGCCAATGCGGATCTGGCATCCGCCGCCCGGGCCGCCGACCAGCCCATGCTGTCCGACCGGACGCCGCTCAAGGATTGGTCGAAAGACGAGCTGGCGCTTGGCAAGAAGCTCGGCGTTTCGGCGGGCGATATCTTCGCTGTCAACCTCCAGACCGGCACCATCGTCACGGTCGATGGCCGCAAGGTCACGGCATGAAGAAGCGCAACCTCAAAAAGCTCCTCGGACCCCGAGGCATGTCCGGCATCGCTCTGCGTGAGGCGAGCGATCCGGACATGATCGCCGTGCGCGATCTCATTCAGGGCCAGCTTCGTCAGCTTCTGAAGATGGAGGGTGACGATGACCCGTGGCCTTATGTGCTGGCACTCTATGCCGACAATGTCGTCGTAGATATTGACGGGCAGGTGTTCTCCTACGGCTACACGATTGCCGGGCAGGAGGTTGCCCTGGGCGAGCCTGTCGAGGTGGCGCGCGAGTTCGTGCCCGTCAAGCCCGCCGAAAAGGATGACGCCGAAGACGCCACGCTTGTGGAAGCTCTTGGCGGCGGTGCGTTCAAGGTGCGCGTCATTCGCGCGGGCATGTCAGGCAATCGCAACTTCTATTCCGATGCCGTGCTTCGAGAAGCGGTGGGCCTTTTTGAGGGCGCGCGAGTGTTCGAGAAGTCCGATGCCGAGCACATTACGGGCGGCGGGAAGGCCGTCAGCAATCTGATCGGCGCGCTTTCCGGTGCGGCGTTCAAGGAAGGCGTCTCGCCGGATACCGGCGAGATCATGGCCACGTTGACGCTGATCGTCGGTGACGACAGCCCTACCGCCGTGAAGCTGCGCGAGGCGGTTGAGAAGAACCTCACCCATCTTTTCGGCCTGTCAATCGATGCTGATGGCACCGCGCGCATGGGTCAGGGCGGCATTCGGATTGCCGAGGCCATCAACAAAGTGAAGTCCGTCGATCTGATTGTGGAGCCCGGCGCTGGCGGTCAGGTCATTTCATTTATCGAAGCCCTCGATCCGGAAGGGGATCGTGAGGAAGAGGAAGAGACGATTATGGATCGCGACGAAATCATCGCACTCATTACCAAACACGCGCCGGAACTTCTCGAGGGTAAGGACGTCGCGCAGCTCACCGATGAAGAGCTGAAGGCGCTTCTGGAAGAGGCGATGAAGGAAGAGGACGAGACCTCCGAGACCACCCCGGCCGAGCTGATCGAAGCCCTCGACCGCCGCGCGAAGATGCGCGAAGCCATCGCACGCTCGGCCTTGCCGGACCGCGCGAAGGATCGTCTCCGCGCGCGCTTCGAGGCGACTGCGCGCTTCACGGAGGCGCAGGTCATTCAGGCGATCAAGGATGAGGCGGCCTATATCGGCGTCGGCGCGGGCGGCCATGTGGTCGGCCTTGGCGGCACCGCTCGTTTTGTCGAAACCGGCGCAAGCCCGGCAGAGCGAGCAGGTCATATGCTCGATGCCTTCTTCGATCCGCGCCACAAGGATCACGGTCAGGCCCGCTCTCTCAAAGAGTGCTACATCGCGATCACGGGCGATGACCGCGTCACCGGCCAGAAGAAGCATGCGCGCTTTGCGGAAGCCCTCACGTCAACCTCTTTTGACGATGTGCTCGGCGACAGCATCACGCGGCGAATGATCGCCGATTATCGCAGCAAGGATGCTTTCGACATCTGGCGCTTGCTGACAGGCGAACCTGTTCCGGTAAACGACTTCCGGACGCAGGAGCGCACCCGTTTCGGTGGCTATGGCGACCTCCCTGCGGTCGTTGAGCGCGCCGCTTATCAGGCGCTTAGCAGCCCGAGTGACGAGGCGGCTGACTATAAAGTCTCGAAGCGGGGTGGCCTCGAAACCATTACGCTTGAGATGATCAAGAATGATGATGTCGGTGCCGTGCAGAAAATCCCGACGCGCCTTTCGCGCGCGGCGAAGCGGACGCTCTGCAAATTCGTCCTCGACTTCATCCGGACCAATCCGACGATCTATGACGGCAAGGCGCTCTTCCACGCCGATCACGGCAATCTCGGATCGACCGCTCTCTCTGCCGCGAACTTCGCCGCCGCCCGCCTCGCCATGGTCACGCAGACCGAGTTCGGTGGCCTCGACACAATCGGCGTCGGCCCGAAATATCTGTGGGTGCCGCACGCGCTTGAAGAAACTGCCGCCGATCTCTTCCGCCGTAACACCAATCTCGATGAGACCTTCATCCAGTCGCTGAAGCCGACCATCGTTCCGGTCTGGTACTGGACCGACGCGAACGACTGGGCGATCTCGGCGGACGTCGATGACGTGCCGATCATCGAGATTGGCTTCCTTGACGGGAACGAGGAACCTGAACTCTTCGTTCAGGACAGCCCGACCTCCGGCTCGTTCTTCTCGAATGACGAGATCACCTACAAAATCCGCCACATCTATGGCGGCACCGCGCTCGATTGGCGCGGCGTGCGCAAGCATGTGGTGACGTAAGCGCGACTATAGCGCTACGGGCGGCGGGTAACTGTGCCCGCCGCCATCTTCTCCCGAGGCGGCCATGAACGACACCTTCTCCGACCTGATCGATGACATGATGCGCGATGTGGCCGACCGCATCAGCGAGCCGCAGAAGGCCCGCGCGCTCGGCCTCGCGCTCGCGCAATATGGC